GTATTACATTTGTGATAGCGGAATGGGAAATTATAACGCACTTCAAGTTCCAGGAATTTTAAATATTACTAAGGACGGTACAATGAATTATCAAAACGGAGAAGTTGATATAGAAATCAACTTTAGAACTCCGTTAGACTATGGTCCTACAGGATATATGGATTTTCCAGGCGGCGGAACTGCTCCTGTAGGAGAATTTAGTGGTTTATATCAAGTTTTATTTTGTAAAAATGTGTTTAGTGACGGAGAGTTTACACAAGAACTCCAGACAATTCGTAGACAACGACAAAACTCGTCATTTACTGCTCCTTCACAATCCGGTATTCTTAATACTGATAATGCAGGAACGCAACTAGCACCAACACCAGCTAATCCACAAGTTGGCGCAAATTCGGAAGGTGATGCTGGCGAAGCAGCAGCAAGGGCAAACGTAAATGGCGCTAATACTGCTGATCCTGGGTTTATACCTAGCAGACCAGCAAGTGCTCCTAGTCCATCTGCTGGCAGCACATACGACGATGCACCTCTAAGAGCGCTTAGAGCAAGACAAGCAGCTAATGCCTCTGCACAACAACAATCAGGACCGTTCTAAGGAATAAACAATGGCAGGACAAGATACTAGAACCCCAGACGTACAACCAAAGACGAGTTCATTTGACGGCCCTGGGCCGTTTATGGCAATTGTACGCAATCATTTAGATACTGAGTACATGGGATCTCTTGAGGTTGAACTTTTAAAAACAACAACTGAAGGCAACACGACTGATGCTACTGGAGAATTGGCAACAGTAAGTTATCTAAGTCCTTTTTATGGAATTACACCGTATAGCGGAACAAGTGACAATGAAGGTTTTGATTATACACAGAAAAGTTACGGTATGTGGGCAGTTCCGCCAGATGTTGGATCAACTGTCTTAGTTATATTTGCAGAAGGAAATAAAAGTCGAGGCTTCTGGTTTGGATGTGTACAAGAAAAGTTTATGAACTTTATGATACCAGGCAACGGTAGTACAAAGAATAATAAAACAGATCAAGCTAAAGTATTACCAGTAGGTGAGTATAATAAAAGAAATGAACCTGGATCTGGCAATCAGCCTACTACTTTCTTAAAACCAGTCAACGATGATGCAGTTACACAACTCACTCGGGCAGGTCTAATTAATGATCATATAAGAGGAACTACAACATCGAGTGCTAGACGAGAAGTACCTAGTATGGTATTTGGTATGAGTACTCCTGGACCTTTAGATCGCAGACCCGGCAAACCTAGAGTTAAAGTCGGCGGCGAAAATGCACAAACAGATATGCCAGCATCAAGACTTACGGGATCAAGTTTTGTAATGGACGACGGTGACCCTAGTTTATTTAGAAAAGGACCTGCTGCATCAACTCCTAGTGTATATGCATCATTGGCTGATGGCGGCGACCCTATGATTCCTGCTAATGAATTGATAAGACTTAGAACACGTACAGGACATCAAATATTGATGCATAATTCTGAAGACTTAATTTACATTGCACATGGCAGCGGGCAAAGTTGGATAGAAATGACACCTCAGGGTACAATTGACGTATATTCATCAGGGTCTATTAATTTTAAATCTGGCGGTGATATTAATCTAGCTGCTGGCGGCAATGTCAACATCGGCGCAGCTGGTGCTATTAACCTAAATGCTCCTACAACTAATGCAAATAATATTGGAGTTACAGGAAATTTAGATGTCAGTGGAACACTAAAAGCATCTACAGTAAGTGGTGTAAACGTAAAAGCAACACATCCTCATTTGCAAAGCGGTGGAGCTGCCGGAACTCCAACAGCACCAGCGGCTCCAGGATCAGGATCAGGCGGCAGCACTCCTGCTGCAATAAAAGATACATTTGAAGCATGCGTAGCAGCGACTGCTCCTCCGTCAGCTGGTGCAAGCTCAGAAGGCACTGCTGGCGAAGCAGAAGCAAGAGCAAATGTTACGAGTACACCATCGAGAACAGGTGCAGATACTGCGGATCCTGGACTACCTACAACAACGGCACCTACTACTGTTCCGCCACCGATATATTCAGGCCCAGGATCTTCAGTAGGAACAGGTGGATCAGCAACAGTTACAAGTACACCGTCAAGAGACGACCCGCTTCCTTAAGGTAAATACAGTATGAGCACATTAGAGAAAAAACTTTATAAAGAAATTACAGTAAAAGGTAACACTCGCCCTGACTACGGTATAGGCGAAAAAACTTATAAAGGATTCTCTACAGTTAATCCTGATAATATCGGGTTTCAGTTGTATGATTTGCAAATTGTAAAACAAGATATTATTAACCACTTTCACATTCGTCAAGGCGAACTTCTTAGCAATCCTAACTTTGGAACAATTATATGGGACATTTTATATGAACCATTAACTGAAAGCCTTAAGCAGATTATCGCCGAAAATGTAACTACTATTATTAACTATGATCCTCGAGTTAGTGTTACTAGTATTACAGTTGATCAGTACGAAAGCGGCATACAAATAGATGCAACACTTATATTTTTACCCTACAATATCGCTGAAAATATGCGACTAACGTTTGACCAAAACAACGGATTTTTAGCCAACTAATTATATACGTGGTTTATTCAAATTAATAAATACACTATAAGTTAGAGGAAAGCAAATCCATGTCAAGTACAGACAGACAAAACCGTTTATTAGTAGCAGAAGATTGGAAACGTATCTATCAGAGTTATAGAAACGCCGACTTCAAATCATACGACTTTGACAATCTTCGTCGTACAATGATCAATTACATTCGTCAAAACTATCCAGAAGATTTTAACGATTATATTGAATCATCAGAATACCTTGCACTTATTGATCTAATTGCTTTCCTAGGTCAAAACATTGCATTCCGTACTGACTTAAATGCTAGAGAAAACTTTTTAGAGCTTGCAGAACGTAGAGAATCAGTTCTCCGTCTTGCTCGTTTGCTGTCGTACAATCCTAAACGTAATCAAGCAGCTAATGGATTGCTTAAAGTTGACTCAGTTAGCACAACTGAAAGTGTTAGAGATTCAAACAACCTTAATTTAGAAAATCAAACGATTACATGGAATGATCCTAGTAATCCTAACTGGCAAGAACAGTTTACTAAAATTTTAAATGCAGCACTTCCAGTTAATTCTAATATTGGTCGTCCTGCTAAAAAAGATGTTGTTTCTGGAGTTCCGACAGAACAATATAGACTAAACAGTGCAAACAGTGACCTCCCAGTATACGGATTTAACAAAGCAATAGGTGGTACTACTAGTAGATTTGAAATTGTATCAACTGACATTGACAATGGCGAAATTAAAGAAGAAGCGCCATTTCCTGGAACTAAGTTTGCATGCCTTTATAGAAATGACGGCCGCGGACCTGCAAGCTCGAATACTGGTTACTTTTGTCACTTTAGACAAGGTGCAATGGATCAAGGTACATTTACTGTTGACAATCCAAGCACTAATCAAGTTGTTGCAATTGATGCAACTAATATTAACAACTCTGATGTATGGCTTTATAAAGTTGACAACTATGGTTTAGAAGAAGAACTATGTTCAAAAGTTGATGCGGTTGAAGGCAACAATGTAATTTACAATAGTTTAAGCAAAAGTATTAGAAACATCTATAGTGTGCTTACAAGAGCTAATGATAGAATTAGCTTAATATTCTCAGATGGTACGTTTGGTAACTTGCCACAAGGAAATTTTAGAGTTTATTATAGAACAAGTAAAAATCAAA